CCCCAATATGAAACCCATGAAATAGAATTACCATTTCCTGATTGTAAAAAGTCAAAGGTATTATTTTGATGTCCAAATGTAAAGTTAATAGTATTATCATAACCTATTTGAGTTGCAGTTATACTAGCATTATCTCCATCAGTTACTTGTTCTACGTGCACGTGATTATCATCTGCTAAAACAGATAAACTAATTAGACTGATTAATATATATCTCAATTCCATCTCCGTCATTAAATTGCATTACGCCTTCGTAATCGTTAGTGATAACATCTATAAATCCACTACCACCAGCTCCTATTATTATATTTATAACTCCATTTACGCTACGAAAGAAAACTAAATTACCATCTTGTTCAAAAACATTAAATTGTGAATCTTTATTAAATCCTACTGCTGCGCCTTTAAGAGTAAATCCACTTAGATTTCCACCACTGCCTTGAGCATCAGATAAAGATACTCTAGTTTTTTCCAAAGCTTCAACTACGTCTAATAAATCTTTTAAGAAGTCTACATCTAACATATCAATATCAAGTTCAGAAAACTCTAAGTCTTTTTCGCTATCTGCTAATGCGTCTTGTTCTAATTCATTAAACTCTAAAAAGTCTACATCAAGCATTCCACTATCTTGGTCTTGTTCATCAGCTGCAGCATCTTCGATTGCTTGTTTAACTTCAGTTGGTGGATTAACAATAAACATATTATCAATCATAGATGGTGTTAAACCATTAATAGTTACCGGAGTAGTAGGAGTGCTGTCAAGTGTACTTACCATAGTTGCCTGGTAAGATTCAGTTAATAACACTGTTCCTCCCAGATTTGTGACACTGATTTCACCCGACGGGGAACCGTTTGCGTCTGGCAATAGGACTATAAGGCTTCGTCCGAGCTCATCTATGGTAGTCGTGAAGTCTGTCCCACGAATTCCTATTGTTGCTGTTGGTGTTTGTATATCTATGTTTGCTTTGTTTACTAAACCAAGAGAACCTGAAGCAAATCTTGCTGTTCCCATAGTAAACTTCATAGACATTTTTGATAAATTTGGGTCAGGGTCATAATAGATTTCGTCTATTAAAACTTCTGAATGTTCTTTTAAAGATAACTCTGCGTTATCTAGGAATTTGATAAGCATACTACCCATCGCAGTTTCTGCTACATCATTTAATTGTATAGGAAGATTATTGAGGTTTGATATATTTTCTTGTTGGCGTACTATTTTACCTACACCTGTTGATTCAACAATATCACCAATGGAGTCTGCATAAACAGACCCCACTAGTAATAAACTACTAACTATCGTTAGCTGCGTCTTTTTGATTAATTTGAATGACTGAGTTATCACTTGTAATATCCAATGTAATAATAGCATTCGGTGTAGCACAACCACCACCTGAAACTGCGCATGTTCCTGATAATTGATTTATGTCTACATCGGCACTATCACCATTTAATTCTACGGTCATTTCATTCGATCCATCTTTTTGTAAAGTGTTAATGTTATTTGTTGAACCAGTTAAATCCCAGTTCCAAACTACATCATCACTTTCCCAATCGACGTCAAATACATTTGAGCTTCCAATGACAATTAAGTCAGCGTTTAAACGTTCTGCACTAAATGCTGTACCCTGGTCTAAGTCAAAAGTATTGCTTGAACCAGTAACATTAAAGTTTATATCAGAATCGTCTGAACTTCCTGTACTACCAACACTCCAATCTATTACATTTGAACTTCCAGTAAAGTCTAGCTTATAAGTTGAATTATCAGCTGTGACTGGACCAAATAAAATATTTGAATTGCCAGTGAAATCTAAATCAAACTCAAGTGTTGCACCAGTAACTAACATTGCAGTTCCGGAAGATGAGAAGTCATTACCTCCAATCTTATTACCAAAACCTTCTTGGTCAATGTATAATTTTAGTGTATCACCAGTTTGAGTTATTATGATTTCGTTATCATCGGTATCTGCGAAAATAGTTGTTGTCGACAATAATAAAATTAAACTAATTAGTTTCTTCATTTTCGTTATACCCCTCGATTTCCCAATAGCCACGTCTGTGACCTTGGTATATTAATTCCAACACGGCTGCTTCGATGGCAGACCTTGTTGCGTATGTCACGCTCTCATTATTAGTCGCTCCATCTTCATACTCTACTAGTTCAGTTCCCATTTCGATAAATCTAAATATATCTCCACTTTTACCATAACTTAATATAGTTTTCCGAGTTTGTACATTAAGTAAAACTTCTCCTGTGAGAACTGATATCGCTCTCATAGAAACAGTAACAACATCTTGTCTATACTGCTTTGTATAGCCAATACCTAAATAACGAGCTCCTCGCCCACCAGTTTTAATATTGGTATCATACCCTATTACACCACCTTCGATTATCATACCTGCGAAGAGTAGTGATTCTAATTCTTGAAACTTTTCTTTTCCTTCTTTCTTAGCAAAATCCTGTCTTGCTGATCGAATAATTTGTCTTTCTCTTACTAAATGGTCTAAGCCATTTCTTTCTACGACTCTAAACCATTCACCTTTACCAGCTGTTTTTAGCGCATCAATAACTAATTCAACTCCACCTTGTGATACTGCAGTAGAGAAATCAGCTATATTTTCTCTTGGCTTTCTTGCTCCTGACTTATCTGCAAATTGATAAACTGCAACAACTGGTTTTTGTTTTGCTGGTGGTAAATCTAAAAGTTCTATAAAAGAAGGTAATTGAACAACTTCTGGAGCTTCAACACATATAAATGGTAATGCTCTTTCAAATGTTCTACCTGAAGCTTTTGCATAGTTCCATAAGTCATGGTCGTAATCTTTACCCCATGTATCTTTATTACAATCTTGTGGTAGTTCAGTAAAACGTGGCGACATTGCGCAGCCACTAAGTAATATTAAGAATGCTAAACTAGCCGCCGTCAGTCGTGCCATCACCATCAACATCTCCTCCGAAATATCCTGAGCCTATAGGTATTTCTATAATCGTTGATGTACCATTTTCGTCGATTATAGTCATGCGAATAAATTCGGTACCATCGGCATTTGTTATCACTTCGTACGTTACTGTTGAACCTTCTAAAACAAATGAACCAAACCTTACTGGATTATCATTTGAAAACATTGATTCTACTAATTGTTTTGCCATTTGAGCATATATTCTGCTCTCTAAATTTCTAATAAATTTTGCTAAGGTAGTATTATCCTCAGCTCTTTCTGCAGCTTTTCTTGCTGATTCTAAAGCTTCTTCTATTGCTTTTTTACGAGAGAATTCTTGGTTCTCAATAGTTAAATAATGAGCGCCAGTACCTTGGCCACTAAATGATGGATTTTTAAATTTATGAGTTATTTCTTGTGCTCTAGTTTCAAATGCTATTAACATAAGAAACATAACAAACGCCGTTGCTAATAACGGACTCATATTAAATAAAAAGTTTTTATCATGTTTATTCATCATTACCTCTTTTCTTTTCGTTTTCTTTATACTCCAATACTGTATCTACTTTTTGTTGGAGTCTTATAAGGTCTTGGTCCAACATTCTCATTTGGTCAATAACTCTTATTAATTGCATGTGCATTTTTTCAGTTGCTGGTTCTATTTCTGTGCTAATAAAATTCCATACAAAATAGACAAAATATCCTAAACCTACAACCATAACAATAGGAAACCCATAATCATTAATTAAGGTCACTATTGTTGGATCGCTACTTGCTACAACTGCTACATCTTCCATACTAATCTCTTCTTACGTCAAGCTTGCCATCTTCTACGAAATTCTCAGCTCTTGAGATTCGTTCTATATCTGGTCTTAATTCTAATGCGCTACTTACGAGTAAATCTATCTTGACCATTTCATTACACATTGTTCTTGCTCTATTTTCTAATGATGAGCAAAACATAGTAAGCGTCTTTATATCATCAACTACACCTTCCATTATTTGTTTAATAATAATGAATATGAAAGCTCCCATCACTAATGCACCCGCAATCGGTAAGCCGACATCGGAGATTAGCGTGAAAATGTCTTCCATACTTACTTGGTATAAGCTACTTTAACTGCTAATGATGTTGCAGCTCCAGTAAGAGTATCAGTTGATACTTTTTCAACTAATTCTACTGAACCAGCTGTCATAGTAAATGTTCCTAAAGTAGTGCCACCTGCATTTTTATGCGTAATGACTTGTACTGAAGTTTTATTATTTACAATTCTTACTAGTGTAGCAAAGTTAACGTTACTTGCTGAAGCCAGAGTACCTTCTGAACCTTTAAGTTTGACTGTTGCCATTGTATATATCCTCTAAAAAATTAATTTATTACACTGTTATTTATAAGGTTTACAACGCCAATACACAAAAAAAGGGAGTATTAAACTCCCCTCTTTCGAAACAAATGCTATTTTTTAGCAGTTGTTTTTCTTTTAGCTTTAGCTTTAGCTGGTGCTTTTTTAGCTGGTGCTTTTTTAGCGACCGGCTTTTTCTTAGCAGCTGCTTTTCTTGGCTTACGTTTAGGTGTTTTACCATCTACGTATGCTTCATTGACATTAGGTGTCGATGCATCGTCTTTGACAAAATGACCTTTAGAATTTCTAGCTCTTACACCAGTAGCTTCAGGTTCAGTATTATCAAAAAGTTTTTTCAACCAATTAAACATATTTCCTCCATTATTTACTTATATTTATAATTAATAAACTCATCCCAGCGGAATAAGTCCTTTCTCTCATGACACCAAAACCAACCTTTGTTAGTTTTTATATCTCCTCGAGCCTTTTCATCAGCCTTTCGGCTCTGTTTGTTACTTGCTTGTACCATCTTGAATCTCTGCCTTCTTTAGCAGCCTCCTTCCAATCACCACACTGCAGCGCTGCATTGTGCTTATTAAATTTACTTAAGCGCGTAAGTCCCATATTAAACATCATGTTTGCTATAATTTGTTTAGCTTCTTCAGGATAACCATCCCAAGCATCATGTAATTTTTTACAATCTTCTACAACCGACTGCAAATCTTTGACAAAGCATTCGTTAACTCTATCCTCTGACACAGGAGTACCGACCGATAACCCATGTTCTGGTTCTCCTTCAAGGACGAGATGCCCAATTCCAAATGTTGCATAACCAAGATGGTCATTATATATTTCATAAACTACTCCTTCATCAACCATCAATTGCTCTCTTAATTGCTCGATGTCAATATCTTTATTTCTCATAAATTTCATAATTGTTTACCTCTCTATTTATTTATATAGGTTTGTTTGTTCATCCGTATCAAAATAGTTATTTGGATGAGTTTCTTTTACTTTATTTATAGTATCTATTGTATATTTAGAACTTATATTAAAGTTAAAATTAATTACTGTTTTTCTTTTTGTTACTTTTGGTGATTTGTGTATATAGGACGCTGGGAATATTAATAGCTGTCCTTCCGATACATCTGGTTTAAATACATTTCCTTCGTAATCTTGTAATAATGTTTGTTCGCCTTCTGGCAAATCTACATAATATACACCTACCCATTGACAAAAAGAATGGTTATGCCAATTATCGTAATCACCTTTATCCATTCTATGAAACCACATCATATCAACATTAATCTGATAATTTAATTTAGTTTCTGGTCTTACTGCAACTTCTCTTGCAAATTGTTTTACTAAAGGTGCAACTCTCTGCCAAAAACTTATTTTATATATTTGGTCATCTGATTTATCTATTTCTGGTGGTGGTATTTCTATATATCCCGTTGTAGCTTCTGGTTCATGCCATGTCGCATAATGTCTTGAATGTTGAAACTCTGGATAATTTGCATTTATTGATTTAGTATGGTTATAACCATCATAATGACTTACAGGTTGTTTTTGTGACTGTTTGCCAGTAGG